CCGACTTCAGGAGCTTTCGGTATAACACCAGCTGCTTCTACTACTCTCTCTGGATTAGCTTTATCAACCAGTACGGTACGTTTACTACCGCCGGGCATCTCGTAAGTTTTAACAATAGCAGTAGCAGTCTCCCTCTCGTCTATTAACCGACCACCTGCTTCAATAGCTTCCATCTCTTCCCTTGCAACAGCTGGAGCAACATCAACTACTTCGTCTATATCTACCTCATCCCAATTAACCGTACTAAGATCAACCTCTGGAATATCTTTAGGGTCTCCCCCTACCATGCGGTACAGCTCGTCTTCTTCCTCCCTTTGTCTTCTAGCTGCTAGTTGTGCTTCATCGTCAATAAATACACGACCACCTTCTAGTTTTTCATCCATAGCAGCTGCTACTTCCTGTGGAGTACCTTTTTTATTTAGTACTTCCCGCCCTGCTTTAATAGCTTTAAGTCCGCCAATAAAAACACCCACTCCTAACGCTTCAAGACCTAACCCTTCCAATACATTCTTTAGTCGTCCTTCAATCTCTCCTTCATCTGCATCGTGTGCAAGGAACTCATTAACAGGATTCTGTAAAGCTGGGTATTGTTGTATAAGGTTAGACAGTCTAGCCTCCTGTCCGTTAAAGAATGTAAAGTCAGTAATAGCACCAGCGGTGGCTCCTTGAATAGCCTTACCTGCTTTACCTAACGCACCCGCTCTAGCGGCTAAAGAACCGATTGCACCTATTCTTCCCACTTGACCAAAAATAGGAATAAAAGCTGTACCAAACTGGAATACACTTTCTACGAGATCACCTGCCATCGTTTTAGAATCACCTAGGAAACGTGTGTCGTAGTCAGGAAGCACATCAAACGCTAAATAATCCGCTAAGTTGTACGCACCTTGTACTGCACCTTCTACGCCACGAGGTATGCCCATTAAAGCATCTGATGCGTAATCAAAGAAATCGTTTTCGTCCTCTACGGGCTGCTGGTCTTCGGGAAGTGCCATAACAATGTATTATTTTATAACTTGTAATCTTTTTGCGAACTCTCGTTGATCTTTAACAAATTGTACGAGATCATCAACACCAATAAGTTTAGCTTTGCTTTTTATAGAAGTAGGCATATCAGCATCGTTTGTTATACCTTCTGCTTGTTGTAATTCAGTCGGAGTAAGTAGACGAGTAATGCGTGTTCTACCTGCAAATATAGTAGGATCAAATCTAACTGTAGTATCTAGGAATGAAGCAACACCAGTCTCTAATGTTTGCAGATTAGTAAAAGTTTCAAGAAAGCTGTTGATACGGACCCAGTCGTTCCTGAAACCTTCTAATTCGGTCTGCGTATATCTTCCGGCATACTCAGCTGATAATGCTTTAGCTAACGAAGTAGAAGTCCTAACGCCATAAGATTTAATATACTCTATAGATTTTTGTTTTTCTTCTGGTTTAGCGGCTTTGTTTCCTATAACACTTAACGCCATTTTAGCTTCGTTTATATCGCCCTTATCTGGCGTGTAACCAAAAACTCCCTCAAGCATTTTATCAAACATACCTCTTTCTGGAGCTTTAACGGCTTTTTCAGTGCTTTCAGTAAAAGTTTTATTTATTAAAGTTAAATCTTCTTGTTCTTTATCAAAATCAGTAGCTCTTGTTTCTATGTCTTTCGTGTACTCTTTAAATAACCGATTACTTTCTTCTTGAGCAAATGTTAGTAAAGCTTCTTTTTGCTCTTTTTCGGATAACCCAGACATAGCCAACCTAGAAGATTCGGTATCTATTGCTTGTTGTAATGCTGTGTTTGCGTTCAATAATATATCAAAAGCTTCTACATCACCATTTAATCTAAGTATATTATCCAAGTGAGGTTGTAGCCTACTCCTAAGAAAAGTGCTAGTTACGACATTTAATCCCGGAGTATTTCTTTGCAGCTCCTGAGTCATTCGTTCTATTGGGTCTACATCTACTCTAACAAAGTTATTGATTTGATCTGTTAACTCTGCGAATCCTCTAGTATCTTGTTGGAAAGCGTCTGTGTACGAAGCTTGATTCTCAGCAGCTAATTGTAGTTGGGTAACATCTGTATACTCTTGCCCGTTATACGTTCCTGTTCTACCTGCTTGTATGGCGTTGTGTGCGATCTTATACTCACCTAATTTATCAATAACAAGCTCAGCTCTTTGTTTATTTTCTAATTGTTCAAAACCTCTAGCAGCACTATCTATTTGTGCACTAAGCCTACTCTTCTCTATGAGCGACATCTTAGCGTTTCCTAGTTTTAAGTTTGCACTTGCCCACTCAAGAAAAGCATCTGCTTTAACTTCGTTACCATCTCTAGCTAATGCCACTACTGTTTGTTCTAAGAAAGCTGCTTGTTGTTTAGCGTTAAATCCGCCCATATCGGACCATTGATTAAGTAACTCCTGTGTGGTTCCGTCTTCTTTAAAACCACTAACTGTTGAACCGTCGTAACCGTGGTTAACTAGTTGATACATAGTATCCACGACTTGGCTTGCGGTATTCGCTTTAGCTTCAACTTCTTGCTGTCTACCGTAGTTACTTACAAGGGCATTTATTCTAGCGTTAGATGCTTCATTAAGACCCTCTTGTGCGAACATAGAAGTTTGCAAACTAGGCGTTTTTTCTATGTACTCTTGTCTTACTTTGTTAGCTAGTTCGGTGAGGTCTTCTGGGTCATCAGCGTTCGGATTAATCATCCGTGCTTCAATTTCGTTAATAAGACCATTACCAGCCAACTTACCGACTGCCCTGAGCTTCCTCTTCTGATTCAACGGAGAAGTCAACCATCCAATAGCATCTCGACGTACTAGTTTATCTAACTCACCTTCCGTCTTCTTTTTAATAGCTGCAATTTCTTCAGGGCTTTTACGACTTAGCTCCTCTTCAAACATCTCAGCTTCTTGTTCCGCCGCCATGCCGTATTGTTGAAGGAGGTCTTGTCCTACCTTTAAAGTATCCGCTAAATCCAACAACTTACTACGAGGTACTGGCACAGGAGCCGCTCTGACTTGAGCAACTGCGTACTGCCCTGCTCGTTGAATGGTCGGCTGAATACCGGGAACAACATCCCCTAAGCCTTGTACTTGTACTCGTTCCTTAGCCATAATTATCTAGGATTAAACCCTGTATAGTATCCGCCCGACAGTGTTAAATTTGACTGCCCAAGTTTAGTAGGAGCTTTGGTATATGACTGCATAAACTCAGACTTCGGGTTTGAACTACCACCGCTTAATGACCTACCCGCCATATATCCTTGCAATCCACCACTAGCCACGCTCAATACATCTTGTATACCTAGACCTCGTGGACGTACTGGTTCTGCTATGGGTTGGTTAATACCGATCAATCGTTGTTGAGAAGCAAGTCCGACTTGTTCAAGTCCTAGTCCTACACCTACACCACTAAGTTCTTGTTGACGGAGTAATGCACTGCGATACCCAGCTTCTTGTCTTAGGTAGTCACCCATCAACGCATCAACAGATGCACCTGCTACTCCAGCTTCTCCAGCAGATACTCTAGCTCTAGCAAGTGCAGCTTGTGATTTACGACTTACTTGTTCAAGTTCCCGTCCTACTGCTTCTTGCTCTTGTGCTTGACGCATACGAAGTGATGTCTGTTCTTGTAAAGCCCTTTGCCGTTCCGCTGCTGCTGCTTGTGCTTGATAACGACGTTGCATCTCAGCTTGTTGTTTAGCTGCTTGATACTGCATCTGTGCTTGCTGTTGAGCACCTATAGCCTGTGCACCAGCTGATGCTGCTCCTAAAGCTAAACCCGCTAATTCAATGCTACACATGTTACTTCCTCTCTAATATAAATGACAGATAGCCTTCGTACTGACAATCGTTAAACTCTGCACCTAACCACTCCAACCATTTAATACTCAACTTGTTACTACGCATGACGTAGTTCGTTAAGTAATCAAAACCTTCTAACAGTCCCTCCATACGTTCCGCTGAGTGTTTCAAAAAGAACTTCTTAATAGTAGGCAACCGTCGTGTACCTAATAACCAAGCACTTCCGATATTAGTACCTTCGATAGGAGCTACACCAAAAGAACAGTACAAGTTATTCATCTCGTCCTTTACACTGTAACACTTTGTACTACAAGCGTAAGACATAATAACAGCATCTTTCGGGTGGTGCATAAGTCCGAGTATCTCTAACATGTCGTCCTCCCGCAAGTCGTCGTACAGATCAACTGCATCCATATCACCGTGTGCGTCATCTATCCTAAGCTCCATATCTTCTACTACGTGATATAACCATCGATTCAAACTCTGCCGCTAATAGCTTAACTGGTAAAGCAGAATCGCTAACAACTTCTATCTTTGCGTCGTTTGGTTGGCACTGAATAGGAAAGCGGAAGTGACCGTCCTGTGGGGTAAAAGCATTAAGTGTTAAGTTAGCACCGAGGCTGTCAGGATTGAATGCGTAGCTATACTTATCTCTGTACTTTGGAGTTACTTCAACAGTGAAGTGTCCGGTATCTGCATAGTTTATACTACCGTTACGAATCGTTTGGTAGGTGTAATCAGATGCACTTCTTCCGCCACGCTCTGTTGGTTGCTTCAATGCTTGATCGGAGAACCTGTACAACATATTGTACGGGATACCAGCTACGAAATCGATAGATGTAAGATCACCACCAACTGTACCCGCCGTAGATGATGTCCTAGTGAATGTTACTTTATTACCAGCTTTTGTGTAAACGATAACATCAGCCGGATCGTAAGGAAAACCACTTATCGTAGTAGTCTTAGACGGTGCGTCGTAACTAGTAGTCAATCTGTTATTAAGACTACCGACTGTGTGCTCTATCTTACTATCCAGATACAACGTATAATCTAAACCTTCGTCTGTCAGTCCGTCTTCAAGTGTAAGCTTCTCTAAGTGTAACCCGTCGCTGTCTGCTGTGATTAAATGTAAGTTACTGTCGATAAAGTCAAACCCTCGGATGTCACGATTAAAGGTGAACTTCATCCAAGCACTTTGTATCTTTTCTTTATTACTCCAGAAGTACTTATATACAAACAATGTCTTAGCATCTTCTGTCGTACTCAATACAATAGTATTCTCTGCTTGAGAACCTACAATCTTTTGTACGTCTGCTGTGATATACTTCGGTACTTGCTGTGTTATTTCTTCAGCATTAAATGTCTCAGTGTTGTTATCTACAAAGTATTCGTACACTCCCTCAAAGTCATTCCGTTTAAATGGGAAGTATATATAGTTACCTAATGCTACTGGTTGTATACCATCCGATAGATCGTACTCAGTAACAGGCGATATAGCTACCGTCTTAGGTGATAACACATCTGATCCACGAAGTACGAACTGTGACCCTTGACTGAATAACATCAGCTTCTCTTGGAATGGTACAGCGTGTTCAAGGATCGCTACCTTTGTGTGGCTAAGTCCGACATCTATCGGTGCACTGTCTAGTAACTGCTGTGTAGTAGTACGGAAGAAGTTATAGTACTCATCTGCTTCACTAAAGATAACATTGCTATCTGTGAGTATACCTAACCTGTTCTTAAAGAAGAATATATCTCGTATCTTATTACCTACGAATGACGGGAATGGATTGGTGTTGTCGTCGCCTGATGATCGTGCCACCCATCCGATGTTCTTTGTCGTGGCTTTAGGGCCGTAGTAAAATGTACCGTCCTTCCAAGTTAGATAACCAACAGTAGCGTTTGTATCTTCTGCTTCATTAACCAACTCCCAGTAGTCTTCCCAATCTGCTCCTGTACCCGGCTCTGTTGTACTACTACCTCTGTGGTCCTTATCTAACCTATAGTAGCTACTACCGTTCTTAACGTACAATATATCGTTAGGAGTTTGTAATCTAAAGTCTGTGATCGTATTGTTATTAAAGAATGGTACAAGAGTAACAGGCATAGTGCCGTTAGCTAATATAGTATCGATACCCTCCAACGCACTACTCTCTGATTCATCTTGGTAATAACCTACTGTTTCTATCCAGCTGCCCTCTCCAAACTCTCCTTTATCTTTTGTAGAGAATCGTACGTAGTAATCATCTTGGTCAATGTCTGCATCTCCTATTACTTTAACAGGGCCGAAATCATGGTAGCATTTAACAGGGAGTTCAGTGATGCTGTTTACTTCTCTGTATACTAACCCTAATCCTTGATCGGCTAATCCGTCTTTAACACTTACCTTAAACGGTCCCTCTGTGCTTGTTATTTTTAGAACCGAGTTTTCTTGTTCTATTTGATAACCACTTAATGTTTGTAAGTTTACATGTACAGGGTCAGTGCTAGAACCACTTGGAGTAGATACGGTAAAATTGCTGGGGGATACGGGAGGTGTTTTATAAAGATCGTCTCCGGACTTTAATAAATTCCAACCTCCTAACGTAGCGTTGTATCTCCTTATTCTTGAATACTGTTTATAAGTAAGTGTGATGTTTTGAGTGTTATCAAAGTCTCTACCCCTCCTAACATTTCTATAACCTACAATAACACCTCTAGAAACAACTAACTCGCAGTAAGCAGTACCTGCACCACTTTGTGATATTTCTAACTCTAGTTTGTAGTGTACATCGTAGGTAGCATCTCCTCTAGTTTCCACCCATACACCTGTAGATTTACCTCCTGCCCAACCAGAACCCCCGTCATTAATGGTTACACTTAACACGCTATCGTTAGATATTTCTAAAGCTTCTTTTATGATCTCAGATATATCTTTAGCTATAACATTGGTATCAGCATGCCAGCCAGACGAGGCACTTCCAGACTCATAAGTAGCATTAGACACTCCTAACTGCGGTGCGTGGTGGTAGTTTAAAGTACCCGTATTAACATTAGGTATAACTAAATCGTCTATTACTACGGTGTAATGTTTTTCGTAATCCCCCAGCTTAACAACAATGAGTGCTTCATCAGGAGGTGTATCAGATTTCTGTTCGGCAAACTCTGCTTTATCTACCGTCCTGTTCTTATTAACAAGGAATGTATAGTCAGCTACTGTTAACGCTCGTAAGTCGGCTAAAGGATTAGCTACACCACCTAACGATGCTTGTCCGCCTAAGCTTAGATAACTGTTAGCTATAGAAGTTACAGCTACTGATACTTGTGTACCGTCTGCTACATTGATAACGCCCACACCTGCTGGTATACCTAGAGATACACTACCTAACGATACCGTCACACAGTACTTGTTCTGTTCAGATCGTTTAACAAAGTGTGTGAATAACTTATCAGAGTCGGTATTATCTGTTGTTATCTTCTTTGTGTATGTAGTAGGTGGTCTTTTAACCAGACCCTCAACAACAGTAGCCCAAGCGTTTATTTGTTCGTCACACTGACCGGGAAACCTGAGATTGTCAGGCTGTTGTGATACGCCCTGTGCGAGATTCGGTACACTGTTTACTAACAGAGGCATCTCTTATCTGTCTAATACTCTAAGTACGCTGTAGTGGTCAAAGATAGTTCTGTCTGCATTTTCAGAGTCACTATCAATCGCCCGTGCTTTCGCTTCAATCTCATCCCGCAAAGCAAACCCTTCGATCTCTCTGCTTCCTAAGAATCGATTAGCAAAGATACGAGCAGCTTTAACTGTGATGTAGTGACGGAACTGCTCAGGCATATCTGTAAATTCCAACTCAAAAGTAATAGAGGCTTTCACCTCTTTCGTCCATACATCCGTGTGATTCTTTCTGTCGTATAACAAAAGTCCACGTTGTACTGGATCGCTGTCTGTATAAATTTCTGGGTCTAAGTCTACACGAAGCGTATTGCTAGGTAAGTTAATCTTAGACGTGGAAGCATCAGGAGTAAGTACGTACTCGTGCTCCGTATTAAAGTGCCAACCCTCTGATTGTATAGCTTTACTGGTTTCGTCGAGGACTGCTTCTGCTTGAACGACTGATACAGGAACGGCTGTACCTCCGAGAGTATTAACCGGGGCTTCCCCGATAACACTGATCATTGTATTTACTGCATTTAGTTTAGTCGTCAGAGCCATGATAAGTATAGATAAAATAATCAGTGGAGGGGAGCGGAACGAATCACAGACCTCCCCAACACCGAGAGAAGAGCGTTACGCTACTAGTTCGATAGCACACTCAGGACGGAGAACTCCGTGACCCATAGCATACTTAGCGACAAACAACGTACCTTGACGCTCGATCTGATACTCCGATTCGGTAGCAAGATCAAGCAACTTAACGGTTCCGACAGCAGCGGAGTGGGATACGATACCCAAGCTATTGCGGAAGTCTCCGTTATAACCAACACCGTTTCCGCCGAATACATCGTTAGATGCAGCACCGTCTCCAGTAGAAGTGGAGCTAAGGTCAGTGGATGGGATGTGGTTGGATTTGTAGATGCTGATGCCAGCGATCTGAGGAACAGTACCTTGAGCGATGCTTCCTTGACCTCCGATGTCCGAGTTAACGGCAGACAGAAGGTTGAAGCTGTTGGAAGCGTCAGCACCAGTTACTAACTTGTAGTACTCTTGTGGGCGAAGAACGCAGAAACGACCGTCACTAGGAACGTCGTTCTCGTCGAGCTTCTGAGCAGCGGTAAAGAAAGCAGCTACGAGGTCAGCACCAGTAGTAGCGGCAACAGTACCGGGAGTGTCAGGAGCGGAGAAGTCGTTGTTAGCAACGTCAAGTTGTCCGCCTGATTTTCCTACTTGAGACAAGTTAGCTGAATCACGTGAAGCAGCGATGAACACTTTAGCAAGAGCAGTATCGAAACGGACGGCAAGAGCTTTACCCAACTCGTTAGCGTAAACGCTGCGGATGTCGTAGTGGTTCTTTACGTCGTCGATGTTAGCCAAGAAAGTGGAAGCAATAAGCATCTGATCGATGTTAATAACTTTCTCAGTTTTCTTGATGTCGCTTAAATAGCTGTTTCCACCGTCAGCAATGTTTTCGCCGGGGGTGTGGTAAGCAGCAGAAGCGATGCCTGTTACTGGGAATTGAGCGGACTTACCGGACTCAATGGTTCTGATGGTGTGTAGTGCTTTGAATACGTTAGACTCTTCGAAGGTTTGCAGAATCTCTCCGCTGAACTTTTTAAGAAACAACGCATTGTTATCTGATCCGCCTTCTACAAGACCTACACGACTGGGGGAGGTATCTCCGTTTGCCATAATATATGATCTCCTATGTTAATTAATTGTGAATATGTGTTTGATTACCAGTGACTTTCACATCTTTCGTCTTCACAGGATTGTCCGCCGCAGCGGGTCGAGGGACTAGTTGTTGCTAGTTGTCGATTAAATTTATCTATTAGTAAAGAGGAAAAGTTCTTGACTGTCAACCTCTTCGACCGCTTGGACCAAAGTAGAAACCAAGGATACAAGGTAATATTACCGTGCATCCCATAAGGCTGATGTGTCCAGAAGA